ATGCCGCAAAAGAAATATCTGGTACTAATAAGATATTGTCATCTTCCCCGCCCTTCATAGAATGAATAGTATTTAACTTTAATCGTGGAGATTTTACATTGTCTCCTCTTTTTAATGCATTTAATATATAATTTTGTGTCTGTAATCCTATCTTTCCAAGCACTTGATGCCATCGTTTTGAACCATCGACCAATAACCCCAGGTTTTGTTTCATATAATCTAAATTACATAGTGCTTCTGTATTAATATTTAACAATGGCTGAGAACGTGGTCCATACCCTCTTTTAAATCCTTCTCCTACATCCATTAAAGAATAAATGGTTCGTACTTCTTGAGCAGTAATTTCTATACCTTTACATAAATTTTCCCACGCTATGATAGCTTCATAATGTTTTTTAGGAATGCTTGGATGACCATTGCGACTATAAATCCATCCTTCGTTCATAAGTTCTGCTGCATAACGATCTAATATTCTATTAGTGCGAGCAAGTATAGTCCATTCACCTTCATCAATAGGTACATCAGCTAAATTATAATGATAATTTACAGATCCTTCTTTAGGATTAGGTTGCCATTTTTTAGGTGCTCTGTTTTCAATTTGTTTTACAATGGATTGTGCTACTTCATAAACAGGAGGAGGTACGCGATAAGATTGACTTAATACTTCTTTTTGTGTGGTTGCTTTTAAAAAACATTCAACATCTGCTCCCTGGAAATTCATAATAGCTTGGTCATCATCCCCAGTAAATATTTGTGTTGAAGGACTTTGACGTAATACATCTATCATTTTCCATTGTAACGTAGACAAATCTTGTGCTTCATCAACAATTAATACATCAATATCTAATGGAGAGTTTTGTGCTACAAATTCTTCAATCATATCTGTAAAATCAATTTTCTTCTTTGCTTTTTTATAACTGTTATAAGCCCCAATCAAACGTGTAAGTTCACTGTAATCTAAATTATAGTCTCCGGTTTCTTGGAAAATATCTTCTAATGATTTATTTTTACTTCGTGATAATTGATACATATTAAGATAAGCATCTCCTTTTTTATATCCTATGTAATCAAAATCACTTTCTGCATCGGATACTGCGGAACTAAAATCCAACCCAACTTCGTATCCAATATGTTTAATATCTGAAGAACGCATAACTTCCGAAGGTTTACGACCTAATGATTTAAAAGCCATAGAATGTAATGTCTGAAAGTATGGTAATTGATCTTCTTCTATATTCCAATCGTTACAGACACGTTCTCGACTTTCCGTAGCTGCTTTTTTAGTAAATGATACACAGGCAATCTTATTAGGATCAACTCCTTCTTTTATATATTCTTGAATTAAGTTAGAATTTGTCTGGGTCTTACCACATCCTGGCGGACCTAATATTGTTTTTATTTCATTCACTTGAAGGCTCCCATCTAAACTTTAACTGACCATAGATAGGTTGCCAATCTCTTTTTATACCATCTCTTTTTGTTTTATTTTTCCAAGTATTATGAGGTTGCGTTTCTCCTAATATTTTCCAACCGGCTCCTTTTAAACTCGCCCCACTTTCTGATTGTAATGTATAAGTAACCATTCTTTTACCGCCCATTTGTTGCCAGATGCGCCAACATCTTCCATATAAAAAAGAACAAGTATTTTTAGGAGCATTATCTAAAACACATACTCTTAAAACTTCAGCAGTCAATCCATTATCTAATGTGGCTGATACAGGTCTACCTACAATAGCTACACCAAATAATTCTTCTACTATTGCCCCTATTGCAAACTTACCTCCTTGAGTAGGTTTGTTATGACGATGAAAATTTTTTACAAATTCATTTGCTTCAGCTATTGATATAGGCA